GGCCGAAGGCCGGACGAGAATAAAAAAGTCGGCGGTATCCAGGTTGGGGTATAGTATTACCCCCAACCTGGGTACCGGGTACCTGGTACCAAAAATCGTCTATATAAGGCCCGGAGGGCCTCCCTCTCTACTCAATAATGGCATACCGTCGTAAAGCGAAGCGCACACGTAAATTTAAGCGCACGGCTCGTCGCCGGGGCGGAGGCACTCGTCGGATGGTCAAGTTAATCCGTCGTACTGTCCTCCGAGTCGCGGAGCCTAAGCATACCATTACTAACGTAGCTAAAGTAGAGTTGTTTCATAACACCTTCACATACGCATTGCATTTGAACGACTCAGCAGCAATGCCTACTCAGGGGACTGGAGATAATATGAGGGTCGGCGATCAGATTCAAGTTAATGGCTTTAAGGTTAGGGCCCTCTTCGGCCAGAAAGCAGACAGGCCTAACGTCAACTTCAGATGGTTTGTTCTCGAAGTCCCCAAGGGACTTACTCCTTCCTATGCTAACTACTTTCAGAATGTTACATCTAATGTGTTGCTTGATGAAGTCAACACGGATGCAGTCAAGGTCCTCCGCTCTGGCGGAATGAGGCCGAACCAGGCCGGCCTTACTGCTACAGGGGATGATGAATTTACCTTCGCTAAGAAGTGGTATATTCCCTACAAGAGGCTCTACAAGTTCGGACCTGCAGCAGCGACTACCTCACACAATCAGCCAGAAATCTATCTTATCATCTTCGCGTATGACGCTTACGGCTCTTTAATAACGGATAACATCGCGTATATTAGCTCGGTCAAGGAGGTCTTCTACAAGGACCCTTAGGTCAACTTGGTTACGAAGTAGCGGTCGCCGCTCCACTTGGTGTAGTCCGGCTCAAAGTTCGCCAAAAAGATCACATGGGGAGAGCGGAAGTAGATGTCGATCGGCTCGTACTTCGTCGAGACCAGATGACCATTCTTCAGCTCCTCCGCCAAAGAGTAGATCCCATCGAGGCTCTTCTTCCGATCCTCGTCCGGCGCCGCCGTGCGAGTCAGATCGAAGATCACCACCTTCTTCGGGTTCTTGGCGTAAATATAAGTCAGATCCAATTTGCGCGCCGCCGTAAGCACCAAGGCTCCCTTGACAACTCCAAGGTAGGTCGCCATCCAGGACTTGCCCTTGTTCCCCTCCTCTTCCCAAACCCAATGAATCTTCCGAGGACACGCTTCCTCCTCCGTCACAGCAAGCAGGGCAGCCTGCCACGGCCTCAGCACCGAGGAGGACAATGACTCGCGCAAGGAGTCCTCTTGCTTCTTCGAGTCGCGTGCCTGCACGCGCTGTCTGATAAATGTGTGATAGCGAGCAGATTGATTAAAATGTTCATCACAGATGTCATCGTATGATTTGCCTTCTGCAATGCTCTCTTTCACACTCTCCAAATCATTGCGTGCACCTTTGCGACCCATTGTTTTGCGGCTGCCAAGCTCAAAGAAGTTTCCATCCTTCTTGCAATAGTCAGACGCTTCCACATCAGTCCCCCTGGCAGCTTCAAAATGCATACGACCCCACGGACCACCCCAGTTCTTTATTGTGCTCATTTTGCATTGTTTTTCGAGCTGAAAATAAATTTGGAGATGAGGAGTGCCAGTGGCACCAACCTCATGCCCAACAATAATATACGCCAACTTAGTTGAAGGCGTACGAAGCACGGCCACATCGGCCGGCGTGTAGTTGTTAAGCGTAGCGCAGTAAGCAAGAATGGGCATACCGTGGAAAAGAACCACAACCTGGGAAAGCCGACCTTATATAGACAAAAGTTAAAAAAAGAAAAAAAGAAGCTAGTTTACAGCTTCTATAGTGTACAACACGAAAAGGGCTAAGGGCCGGAGGCCCGGCCTGGCCCGGAGGGCCCAGGCCTCAAGTTGATTGTGAGCCGAGGCGAAGCCGGAGCGAACTCCGGCCCTCCCGAAGGGTTCCCGAATGCCCTCTGATGATTAGAAAAATTCGAGGGAGGCCGAAGGCCGGACGAGAATAAAAAAGTCGGCGGTATCCAGGTTGGGGTATAGTATTACCCCCAACCTGGGTACCGGGTACCTGGTACCAAAAATCGTCTATATAAGGCCCGGAGGGCCT